CGCGGGACATCTTCATCACCGCCTGCAGTACGGCGTCCTGGCTTTGCACATTAGCCATAAAGCCCTTCTCACCAACAGTCAGAAAGCCTTTGCGCTCGATTTCGATCTTACCACTAACATCTGTACCCAGCGTTTCGATGCGGGAGTTGACCTTTGGAGCAACTACGAAAGGAAGCTTGCTCATCGATAGCACCAGTTAAAAACTGGACTAGAATACCTAAGCCAGGCGATTGCTGAGCCATCCATCGAAATCGAACTTTTCCACTGGCCCGCCTCCGTACAGCACTGAAGAAACCCAGGGCCTTCCAGGTAGGTATATAGGCCGAGCACGCTTGTTACCGTAGGGATAGATGTAGCCGCCATTATGAACAAGGTTTGCATAGGGAGCGCTGTATGTGACGCTAATACCCTTAGCGCTGGCTGCAACCTCCCCAGAGCGTGCTAGCTCGCCCGTGTCAACGATGTCCCGGCTGCCGCCTTCCCAGGCCCATACAGTGGATCTCAGGGCCTTGTCAAGGGCTAACTGAACAGCATTCGCAAGATCGTCCGTCACCTCAGCAATCATGGCCGCGGCTTTAGCCTGAAGCTCAGCCTGGTCTACGGGATCCACTTCGCCATGCCTAGCATCGAATCCGATGGGAGCAGTCATGTTAAGACCGATAACAGGCACTTTCAAGTTGCCAAGGAAGGTTTTTTGCTTCTTGAACACTTGATTCAGGTTGTCAGTCGTGGTGACTTTCATTAGTTCTGAACTTCGCCGCCCGTGATCTGGATTTCAACGCCGCCAATCTCCTTGTAGATGATCTCGTCAATACCCTGACCGCCAAAGGTGCCGCTAGAGCGCTGAATCCGAGCTGTAGGCATGATGGGGTCCTGGCCGAATCTAAAGAGGCACTCAGTACCCGTAGCGAGCCAGCTGTACTGCGTTGTGACCTGAGTCCAGGTAAAACCAGTCTCTACGCCTGCCTCCAGGTCGTAATCAGCAGGAACCGTGGTAAAGTCAAGCGCATACCCACGATAATAAAACTGATCACCGCTAGCGCCAGGCATCATTTGCCCGTCAAGCTGGCTGGACAGAGGTAATGGCTTAGAACCCGACGAAACACCGCTATATTGGGCTCTCTTGACGAATAGACGCACCAGGTAGGAATCCCCTGCGGTCTCGGTCAGACGGCCGTTGACGATCGTTACAGCGCCCTGTGAGGGCACTAGCAACCTTCCGTTCTGGTATGGGAGCAGCGGGGAGGTACTGGCCACAAGGTTCTCGCGATCCTTCTACTCTTCCAGTGCGCTCCGCGCCGCGATTTTTTCAGCCTAACTCGGACTATCGTCCTCGCTACGCTTCAGGATCGAATTGCATCTCCAGGACCATCCTGAAGAGGTTGTCCCTGAGGTTCCAGAGCCTTACCTGCTCTTCTGCGGGCCTAGCTGGAGCGCCAGGCCAATGCCTCAAGGTTTCCTGGACACAATGAAGCAGTAAACGCACCTCATCGTCGGCCAATTCGACCATGAAGCCCGTTCCAGTGAAGTCTTCGTCCTTCATTTCCGACACTTGCCGCAGGACTCGATCTCGCCAGTCTTGATGATAGCAGCGTAGGCAGCGTTCATGAAACGCCAGTCCTGGCAGCCTTTGCACCACACTTGGCAGGTATCGGTCTTAGCGATCTCCTGCATCAGCTTGTTGACTTCAGGAGAGTTCTCTGGATGACCAGACATGGGTAAAAACCGTATAATACGGTCACAGTCTACCGATTACCTTAATTGATCATGACCTGATCAGTTGTCCACTGCCATATCCACCAATGCCGCCACTACCACCACCAGGTAAAGCGTTACCGAGGCAAGAACAGAAGGCGAAGTATTTGGCGATTTCATACTGTGCACGCAGCATTTCCTGTTGAGAGCCGCTCATCTCACCTTTTCCGGTGACTTCCCACTCCAAAACATCAGCCTTGACCAGAACCTTACCCTCTGTGTCGGCCAGATTAGACTCCTTCTCAGCCGTTTTAGCCGCTTCATACTCATCCAGCAGCGCACGGACCCTTAAAACCGCCTCAGGACTCATGTCCTCAAGCTCATTCATGCACTTTTGAACGCAATCGAGGGTATAAGTGCCAAACGGAAGGCCAAGTGCCTCAATGATGCGCAGATCATCGCCTGCTTCCCAGTTTCCAGAGGTGTCAAGAGCCATGATCGGTAGTCTACTGCATCGTTTTAGTGTGCCAAGGCAGGTAGAATGAAGGACCTTACTAGCAGAGAAATGGTACTGAACGCACTAGCCCTCCTGTTAGCTGTCCGCTGCCGTCAGCAAGATGCTGCCAAACAACTCTTAGGCCGATTTTACCACCAGATGTCCGAAAAACAAGCTAAAACCTTCATGAACCGCACCATCATGCTCCTAGAACCCAAGGAACGCGATTGGCTGCGCTCCCTTTATTGATCCCCTCTAGGGTAAAGGAAGCCACTGGAAGGCCTTGTAGGACCTCCTCCTGAGCCTCCGCCTCCCCCTGGGCCATTGACAGCCACAATGTCAAGACTGATTCCGAAGGTACCAAGCTCCACCGCCTTGACAGCAGAAACATAGCCTTTTGCGCTAACGGTGTCTAGCGCGATTGTTTGATCAGCAGCCATAGCAATCAGCTCATATCAGGTTCAGTAAGACCCATGTCCCAAGCAAAGCTCTTAAAGTCAGTGCTTGCCATGCCGATATACCAGTACTTGTTTGTATTCGTATCAAGAATTACCTGACCCTGCTGGTTGATAGTACCAACAGCCTCCTGCTCGCTGGTTGTTGAGAATACAGAGCCTGGCCAGTATCCAGCAACATCAGTGCCAACAGAAGGCGCAACCGCGTAACTATGGACATTCGGATTCGAATTCGAGTCATAAAACCAGAAGTCTGGCTCAGTGAACAGAGTTGGATTAGGATATACGGTCTCCATGGTGCCATAGTCACCTATAGACCACCTGGGATACATGTAACGAGCAGTCGTAGAGTCGAAAAACTGACCCCTGTCACCAAAGCAATGAGCCCCGTAGTTTCCACCCCCTGAAAATGGCATCGGCCATTGCATACCACCAGGAGCATTCGTACCATCCCACACGTCCTCTCCCCTTACATCTAAAGCCCATTCCGTAAACCCAGGCCAATACCATCCCATCCTCTTGCCAACAGTCATCAACAATGCCCTTGGATTCTGATCAGAAGTCCACCAGCGATAGTTACCAAAACCAGGAGCAAAGTTCCAGTTTGGTGTGTAGGTAGCGTATCCAGTATACGTCGCCAAATCCCCAGGCGTGGTCGTATACGTCGTATCACCATAAACATAAATGTAGTTAGCCGTCCAGCTCGCCCAGTAATGCCTCGTTGAATCACTCCCGCTCTTCTTTGGATTGGGCGCAGTATACGAGAAAATACGCTTGGTACTACTTGCATCAGGATGAGCAGCCACCGTAAACCCAGTACGACCAGCAAGTGCTGTATCGTAATGATACGGCCAGACAGTATCCGTTAACTGCGTAGTCGTACCGTCCGTTACGATCTCGTTCAGCAAACTCCAGGTCATACCGTATCCTTGGTTCGTTGCTAGAATGCCGAAACCCGTTTCAGAACTCCCTGCTAAGGTACTCAATAGCCTCTGACAGATAAGCGACATTGTCGTAAAACATGCCCAGCCCACTATTGCACTGCGTGCAAAGCAAGCCCCTCACGTGCCCTTTGCTATGACAATGATCAACAACTAAAGGCCTTACCTGGTTGCATATCTTACAGCAGCCCCCCTGAGCCTCCTCCATGGCATGAAACTCCTCCCTGGAGATCGGATGCCCACGAAACCTCCTATCCTGTCTTCTGGCCTCTCTGCAGGCATCAGAGCAAAGTTTTCCCTTTAAGGATACAAAGCTAGCACCACACTGAATGCAATCCCTGGAAGACGGCTGAATCTTCTGATACCTCTCCTTGTTGGCTTCATTCTTTTCACGGCACTCCGCACTACAAAACTTACGCCACCCCTGGCGATTCTCGAAGTCACTATAGCGCTCAAAAACAACATCACACATCGGACACCTTCCCTTGCTCGGATGCAGCCCTGTCTCCTGCGTGTACTGAGCATCCCTCCACTCTCTAACCCTTTTCTTAGAACGCCGCTTCTCTTCCGCACTGCGACAGGTCTCGGAACAAAATCTCTTAGGCCTGCCTGAAG